TGATTACAATGGTACTATGATAATGGCTTTCAATTTGAATACTTCTGGAAACAACATTACTGTAAATATAAATGGTAGTGCAGGTTCGATTTATCCTCGAATGCATTACTTTGAAGTGTTTCCGCATAAGACCAATTTCAGAGATGATGTTGCTTTAGGTACATATGGAGATGATGCCAAGAGTAGTGTCAAACCTGAAATAAGAGGAAAGTTCAATTTCATAACTTATCGTGATTTTTTGAGCAAGTATGATATGAAAATAACTTTACCTGATAAAGGAAACGATGCGCATAAAGATTTATCGTTGGCTGATGCTGATTTTTTGAAACGAAAATCAAATTATATTCCCGAGATTGACCGGAAGATCGGTCAACTTGATGAGAAATCCATTTTTAAATCTTTGCATTCGAATCTTAAATCAAAAACTGTATCACAGCGAGAGGTTGCTGTGAGTTGCATCGAAGGTGCTATGCACGAATGGTTTGCTCATGGTCGAGAAGTTTATGAAGATCGACAAGAGAAAATGAAATTAGTGTGTAGAGATGCAAAATTACCTATTCCCGCAGTTCACATGACTTTTGATGAAAGAGTTGAACTGTGGAAAGAAAAATATTGTGAACCTTTGGATACCAATGAGCTAAGGGCTTAGGTTCACTTTTTACATTATCTGGAATATAGCTCTCTTTCAGGTTACAAAATTTTTATCCTTTTTTAAATAGTATTAAGAACCACCAGGCGGGATGCCTGGCTTATCCCAGAAGTGCTGGGACCTATAAGGTGGAAGAGGTACTTCCACAAGCGTCGGATGACGCAATAACTGCTGAGACTTATTCATTTTTTGGATTGATTGCGAGTGTTGCTGCATTTTTAGCGTATGCCATTTATAAAGATTTAACGCATGAATGGCCTACTGTAGCTGAAATGCGGGCAGCACATTTGGCAAGATCTGATGTTTTACGATTATCGAGAAACGATATTGCAACAAGGCATGAGCCTTCTATAGCATCAGATGATACCGTGCCACAATCAGGATTGGGATCTATTGATAAGCCATCAGACGAAACTATGTCTCAAAATGTAGTTTTCATGGATGCCCATCCAGGTTTTAAGCAGAATATTAATTCTGATATTGATGAAATTCGTACTGCCGCTTTGAATGATGATGCAACATTGGATAATTTCTTTTCTCGTCCTTTGAAAATTGTGACTTTGGATTGGAATGCTGCAGCAGATCCAGGTGGTTTACTGTATAATAGGTTCAATCCATGGCAATTGTATTTTGAAAACTTGCGTGTCATTAATCGAATTTCAAATTACAAGTTGTTATCAGCGAAGTTATGTGTTAAATTTACTATTAATGGTAATGGGTTTCATTATGGTAGAGCGATTTGTTCTTATAATCCTCTACCTACTTTTGACACTATGACAATTGATAGGGCTTTTGTAGATGCAGATTTGGTTGCAGCGTCACAACGTCCACATGTGTTTTTAGATCCTACCAATTCTCAAGGTGGAGAATTGTGTTTGCCTTTTTTCACACCACCTAACCTATTGGATATAACTTCCATGGATTGGCGTGAAATGGGTGAAATTGTTATTCATAGTATGCAAGGACTCAATCATGCAAATGGAGCTACTGATAAAGTTACAATTAATGTTTTCGCTTG